ACCTTTCTCACGAATGACGGCTTTCTGTGGGTTCATCTTTTCGACAATCCCAAATCTCTTACGACCATTTGGTCGACCAAACTGAACTTCCTGTCCAACAGAAATTTCAGACTTACTGCTTTTTGCTTTCGCAATCGCAGCCTCAATAAGAAACAAATGTTCCTTATGTGCAGGTTCCCTAATCCAGTCTAGGATATCGGGAAGATTATTAAATGCAAGTTTCATAATATAGTTTCCTTTCGTTTATCTTAAATATAATGGACCAGTCCATTGCATTGGGTAATTACCTTCAAGTACATTACCTCTTGGTTGATTAAGTGCAGGTTTGTTCCAAGACGCAGCTTTGAGAACATCACCTTTCTTAAACTTAGGTTGTCCACCAGGGGTGAACATATCTTCTTTCACTATGAAAGAATGAACAGAGTTCTTGGCGACAATCTTAATAAACTTTTTACCAGTCTTAACAATCCAAGAGTTCTTAAATTCTTCTATCATATTTGTATTATCAATATCTCTCGCATAGTCTAAGTTAGATGCGTTGATAAGATGTTGAATACCTTCTTCGATATTTTGTGCAGGTGGTACTTTAATCATAATGTAGTTCCTTTCGATTAATTAATTTGTAGTTCTAATTGTTTGATAACATTATCAAAGTTAATTTTGTAAGTGTTTGGGAAAGAGTTATCTCTCACAAATTTTAAGAGTTTGATTTTCTCTTGCGGTGTCTTCGCAAGTTTAAATTGTTCGTATAGTTTTTCTAGTGGCATGTTGAGTTTCATAATGTTTCCTTTGTTTTTCATTGATAAATATATCATATATGGAATACCTTTGATAGTCAAGGAATATTCCAAAAAAAATGATATATTAAACCCTTGATAAATAAGGGTTTTTTAAAGTGCGACAATCCGCACACCCTGTGTTCGTGGTTTGTTCGTATATGAAATGGAGATTTTATGGGATTTTTTTCGAATCTATTTAAAAATTGGGGCAATTCAGAGAATGTATTACCCCCTAAAGAAACAACTAAAAAGAAAGTAGTTAAAAAGAAAAAGAAGACTACAAAGAAAAAAGGAAAGAAATAATGGAATGTAATAACTGCGGACATGGATGTCATTGTAGTAATGGTGGATCTTGTCAATCATGTGAATGTTCTAATTGTGAACACGCATAATGGCTAGAGGAATCAACGTAGTCGCTTACGAACAAGGACCAAAGAAACGCACATCTATTGGGGATAGTGCAAGAACTAGACCTAAGAATAAAAACGCTAGACGACAATTCAAAAGAAGTGTAGGACAAGGTAAAAGAAGATAATGCCTGGTGTTGCACGAAATGGTGTAGATATCGCTGGTGGTGTAGCAATAGAAGGTAGTAGTAATGTCAAGGTGAATGGATCTGGTGTTGTTCGTATAGGAGATAAAGTCGCATCTCATGGTATATCGCCACACAGTCCCACACCTCCCATGGTGGGTGGATCAACTAAAGTATTTGCCAATGGTATAGGTGTATGTCGATCAGGTGATGCTGCGTCTTGTACCCACACAATATCAGGTTCTTCTGACGTAAATGCAGGATAACATGATAAATAGTTATCATGGCAATACTACAATCAGGATATACAGACGCATCTAGAACAAACGCAAGTTCTAGGTCTACTAGATTATACAGAGATGTTGCACTATCATTTGAAAGAAATTCAGCTACTAAAGATGTCATTGTTAAAAAAGATGTTGATGCTGTAAAACAATCAGTTAGAAATCTTATTCTCACTAATCACTATGAAAGACCTTTTCATCCTGAAATAGGTTCAGGCATATCACAACTATTATTTGAACCTCTTGATCCAATCACAGCAAATTCAATGTCTAGAGTTATAGGCGAGGTCATAAACAACTTCGAACCTAGAGCACAATTAGTATCCGTTGATGCCAGACCAAATGAAGATACCAATTCATATGAGGTCACAATAAGTTTTCGTGTAATCAATGTGCCTGGTGAGTTAGTCACACTTACGACCATGTTAGAAAGAAGCAGATAGAATGTCAAAAAGAATAGAAGTCACAGATTTAGATTTTGATAATATCAAAAATAATTTAAAAGTATTTTTAAAACAACAAGATCAATTAACTGATTATGATTTTGAAGGTTCAACTATGTCTACCTTATTAGATGTTCTAGCATACAACACTCACTACAATGCTGTGTATGCAAATGTTCTTGCCAATGAAATGTTTTTAGATAGTGCTGATTTAAGAAACAGTATTGTCTCACATGCCAAACATGTTGGGTACACACCAAGAAGTGCAACATCACCTGTTGCCTTTTTAAATGTGACAGTTAACAATGCAACTGGTTCTACGTTAACCGCAGCTAGAGGCACGACCTTTACCACAAGTGTTGATGGCACAACTTATAATTATATTGTTAAAGATGCTACAACAATTACACCAGTCGCTGGTGTTTATACTTTTTCTAGTTTACCTGTTTACGAAGGTACACTCATTACAAATAAATTTACAGTAGATACCTCAAATGCTGATCAAAGATTTTTAATTAAAAATAATTTAGCAGACACAACAACTTTAAAGGTGACAGTTCAAAACAGTTCAACAGATTCTACTACAAGCACATACATACTATCAACTGACTTAGCTGATATTAGTTCAACATCAAAAGTTTATTATCTTGAAGGTGCTGAAGATAATCAGTATGAAGTTAAATTTGGTGATGGTATACTTGGTGCTGCTTTATCTACTGGAAACATAGTGACACTATCATACATTGTCACAAATGCTGAAGAAAGTAATGGTGCAAGTTCATTTAGTTTATCAGGCACTCTTGGAGGTTTCTCTAATGTGACTATTACTACTGCAACTAATTCAGCAAATGGTGCTCAACCAGAAACACCAGATAGTATTCGTTTCAATGCACCTAAACAATATGCTGCTCAAAATAGAGCGGTGACACCAAAAGATTATGAGAGTAGAGTAAAATCAATTTATGCAAATGCAAAGTCTGTTTCTGTTTGGGGTGGAGAAGATAATTCTACACCTGTATATGGTAGAGTTTACATTGCGATTAAACCTGTCGCTGGTGCAACACTAACAGAAGCAACTAAAACAGATATTATAAACAAGTTAAAAGAATTTAACGTAGCAAGTATTACACCAATCATACAAGATCCAGAAACAACATCTATACAATTAAACGTAAATGTCAAGTATGATGCTAAGTCAACATCAAGAACTGCTGATAGTGTTAAAGCGTTAGTCACATCAGCAATAACAAATTTCAATACAACAAATCTACAAGAGTTTGATAGCATATTCAGACATTCTAAATTTATTGAAACAATTAATAAGGCTGATGATTCAATACTATCAAATATTACTACTGTCAAATTACACAAATCATTTACAGCTGTGACAACAGGTTCTACAACTTACACAATAAGTTTCAATAATGCTTTATATAATCCTCATTCAGGACACAATGCAACTGGTGGTGGTATATTAGTTTCTTCAGGATTTAAAATTAGTGGTGATGCAACCAATGAATATTTTTTAGATGAAGATGGTGCAGGTAATGTGAGATTATATTATCTTGTAGGTACTACAAGAACATATTCAAATAGCACACAAGGCACAATAGATTACACAAACGGAACTATCACATTAAATTCTTTAAACATTACAAGTGTTTCTAATGTAGATGGCGCTACATCAACTACTGTTAGATTAACAGTAATACCAAATTCTGTTGATGTCATACCTGTGCGAAATCAAGTATTAGAAATAGACGAAACTAATACCACTGTGACTGTATCTGCTGATACATATGATACAACCTCAGGTATTGGATACACATCAGCAACAAGTTATGCTTCGTAATCTATGGCTAAGTTTACAAAGAAAATAAGTTCCCTAGTAAGTAGGCAATTTCCAGAACACATACAAGCTAATAATCCATTACTGGTTGAGTTTGTCAAGCAGTATTATCGTTATATGGATTCTGCTCAAATTACATTAGCAAGTGTAAGTGCTAGTGATCAAATAATTTTAGAAACATCAACAGCAGACAATATAAATTTTTTATCATTAAATGGTACAGACGAAAAAGGTAATAATGAAAATGATTATGTTTTAGATGAAGAAGGTTCAATAGGTGAGTTTAGTAAAGGTGAAACTATCACAGGTCAAACATCTGGTGAGACTGCAACCATACTTGCTGAAGACACAGATAATTTAAAATTATACATATCAGCAAATACAAAGTTTGTGACGGGAGAGACAATCACAGGCGGGACTTCAGGTGCTCAAGGTGTGATATCAAGATATAGGGCAAACCCAAATGAAAGTATATCACAAATCCTTGAGTATGCTGATGTAAATGATACCTTAGATGATTTCTTCATACAATTCAGAAATACATTTTTAGAAACTATACCAAATGATTTAACAAGTGGTTTAAATAAAAGACAACTAACAAAAAATATTTTATCTTTGTATAAAAGAAAAGGTACAAAGAAAGCACATGAAATATTTTTTCGTGCATTGTTTAATGAAACACCTGAAATATATTATCCTACTGTTGATATGCTTCGTATTTCAGATGGTAATTTTGAAACACAAAAAATTTTAAAAGTATCTTTAGTATCACCAACAACTGCTGATATGTCTAAACTTACTGGACAAACTATTACACAAGCAAACATACCTGGTAATACAACTATTAATTTTGCAAGTGCTGTTGTAGAATCTGCAACTGTGGCAAAAATATCTCTTGGCGATATTCAAAGAGATGTTGCAACATTAGTTTTAAATAAAAATTCTATTACTGGTACTTTTCAAAATAGTTTAGGACATGCGATGGTCTTAGACGGCACAGATGGTTCATCTACTAACGCAGGTGATGATTTATTATTAGAGGATGGTAATAAAGTTTTACAACAAACTTTTGCTACACTTACTGGTACTGCAAATGATGATGAAGATATTGTGCTTACATGTAATATCGAAAGTGTTGCTGATGATGTTGTAATTAGTAGCACAAATAGAGGAAGATATCATACAGTAGGTGAAATTGTTCCTGTAGATAATCAAAGTGGGGGAACAGGTTTATCAATACAAATTGAAGATGTTAGTTATGGTAATGTAGAAAATGTTGTTATTGAAAGTGGTGGATCAGGTTATGCTGTAGGTGATGTATTAAATGTCACTAATCCTACACATGGTACAGGTTTTGCTGGCGAGGTTGCTGTTGTTAATGGTGGATTTAGATTAGAACAAGATAGTTTAGAAGATGGTATTATTGTATTAGAAGAAAATAATCAAGAACAATTAGTTATGGAAGCTGCAACTAATTCAAATACAAATGATATTACAAAAATTAAAATTACAAATAAAGGTGGTGGATACTTATCATTACCTACTATGACTGTGACATCAAGTTCAGGTTCAAGTGCCGCCTTGTTTGCTGTATCATCTAACATAGGTAATGCTTTAGATTCAAGAGTTTTAGAACATGGTTATCGTTATGAACAAGGACCATTACTAAAACCTAAATTACATATGCAGGTTGATAATGTGTCAGGAACTTTTACAGCAGGCGAAACTATATCTGCTACAAATGAAGATAATATTCTTTTAGAAAGTTATGTGCAAAATGATTTCCCTGTGGTATTAGAAGATTTTAGAAATTCTGTTTTTAGATTAGAAGATGATAAAGGTGGAATAGAATTAGAAGATGATACTAGAGGTATAATAGAATTTGAAAATGAAACAGATTCTGCTGTTCGCAGAGGAAATCAAATTAGTTTTCTTAGAACAGAAGCAAATGAACGTCTTATTGGTCAAGAATTAATTTATTCAGATGAAACTAATTTTGTTATTGTCACACATAATGGTTCGACAGAAAGTAGATTACAAGATGAAACAACTGATGCTGTCACAGCAACCGTAGAAAGTTTTAGTGGTGACACAAATATTTTAACAGTCACAGGATCTTCAGGAACCTTTGATGATAAAGTGACTATAACTGGTGGAACATCAGCACAAACAGGAAGAGTAAGAAATGCTGATCAATCTACAATGACAAGTACCGCAGGAACAATAATTGAAACTGATGGTTTATATTCAGGTGTTCGTGGACAAATATCTGAAAACACAAAACGAATACAAGATAGTTTATATTATCAAGATTATTCTTATGTTGTTAAAGTAGGTGAAGCGATTGCAGATTGGAGAGAGTATCTTAAAGCCTCAGTTCATCCTGCAGGTTTTTATTTTGCAGGTGAAGTTAGTATTGCTACAAGACTTGATTCTAAATTAAGATCAGGTAGAACAATTACAGCAGGTATTGAACAAGATGAGATCATAGAAGCATTTAGAATTATCTTTGGTGAAAAAATAGGTAGACGATTAGGTACCTCTACTGATGGCACATCTTTAAGAGCAAGTCCTGCTCTTGGTACTGAATTAGATACTGCATTTACAGCAAACACTAGAGATGTCACATTAAGTCAAGATATTACATTAACACTTGGCGATGATAGAGAAACAAGTTTCAGAACAACTGATGTAAACCAAGGATTTGTTTATGCAGGTTCAAGAATGGATACGATTGGTAGATTTATCTTTACTGCATTTTCACACATACCTGATAGACTATTAGATGAAACAGACGCAGATGGTATTATCTTAGAAGATGGTGGTGATATAAAACAAGAAGAAGGTTTAAGAGATATGGATTCAGGTATCTCACAATCAGTAATAAATAATATAAGATTAACAGGTACAAACGATACTTCACTTGATGGTGAGTTAAATCAACTAGGTGACTTTAATACGAAAATAGGTACTAGATTTGCCATACCTGCTCAAATTAGGACCACAACAAGTTAGATATGTTGTATAAATAGTTTCAGGAGTAAACATGCCAGCGATTATAACAAAAGATTTTAGAATACACAACGCCAGACAGTTTGAAGAAAGTTTTGGTGAGACTGCTGATAAGTATTATCTTGCAATAGGTAGACCTCAAGCATTCGCAAACGATCAAGCATTCAATGACGGAACAGACGCTTCGCCTCCTACACCAGTAGATGATGTAGGGCAAGTAGAATACTACGCATATGATGATTTCTTGTCAGCAAAGAAAATTTCTGATTCAGATGTATCATTAGCAATTCCTAGAAGAAACTGGACTACAGGCACAGTTTACGATTATTATAGACACGACTACGGAGATATCAATAGTGCTGGCTCAACGATAACTTCTGATAGTGGTGCAACTTCTTTATATGATGCAACATTCTATGTAATGAATAGTACCTTTGATGTATATAAAGTTATTGATAATAATAGTGGTGCTGCTTCAACAGTAGAACCTTCAGGTAATAAAACTACAAGTGTGTTTACAACTGGTGACAGTTATAGATGGAAATATATGTATTCATTGTCTGCCTCTGAACAGTCAAACTTTTTATCAACTGATTTTATGCATGTATCCACAGAGAGTTCAGATGTTTCTACAACTGGTGGTGCGATTGAACATGTCAAAATAACTGCTGGTGGTTCAAGTGGTACAAACGGAACATATACTGGCGTAGCAATTCGTGGTGATGGATCAAGTGGTGAATGCACAGTAGTGGTATCATCAAACGCTGTAAGTTCTGTCACAATTACAACTGCTGGTTCTGGTTATACTTTTGCAAGTATTAAGGCAAGTGACTTTGGCGATGTATCAGGTTCAGATATAGATTTCATAATCTCACCTCCTGATGGTCATGCAAAAGATGTAGTCACAGAGTTAGGTGGTTTCTTTGTAATGATGAATGTAAACTTAACACAGGCAGAGGGTTCTGGTGATTTCAATACTGCTAACGATTTTAGAAGAATTGCATTATTAAGAAATCCTACTGATAGTACAACAGGTTCAGCAGCAACTGCTTCAACTTTAGATGCAACTAAATCAATTACTTTTAGTGGCACACCAGGTTCATTTCAAGCAGACGAAAAAATTACACAAGCAACAACTGGTGCTGTAGGTTTTGTTGTTGACTTTAATTCAACTACAAAAGTTTTAAGATACATACAACCACAATTTGCAGATCAAGGTGTTGATTCAAATGGCAACTTAACAGCATTTGCAAGCACACATACAGTCACAGGCGCTACTTCAAGTGCAACAGGTACTCCTTCATCACATGACACTACACCAGAACTAACACACGACACTGGTGATATTTTGTATATTGAAAATAGA